GAAACAGGTAAAGAAAAAATATGGGTACAAGATGAGTGTTCTCAGTTTGTATCCTGGTCTAAAAAAATTGATACATTTATAATGCATAATGGTGTAAGCTTCGATGCTCCTGTTCTTAATCGTTTACTAGGTTGTGACATTAAACTATCTCAAGTAAGGGATACTCTAATTGAGTCACAGTTGTACAATCCTACTAGAGATAAAGGCCACTCTCTTGCAGTATGGGGTGACAAACTTAATCTTCCCAAAGGAGATTTAAAAAACTTTGAATACTACACACCTGAGATGTTAGAATATTGTAAGCAGGATGTTGTAATTACTAGAAAAGTAGCTCAAGAACTTGAACAAGAAGGTGCTAAGTTTTCTCATAGATCTTATGAGTTAGAAAGAAAAGTTAGAGCTATCGTAGATCAGCAAGAAAGAAATGGTTTTTCTTTTAACTTACGTGATGCCATAAGCTTTCTTGCTATACTAGAAGAAGAGCAACAAGAACTGGAGGACAAAGCCCAAGAAATATTTGAACCTACTGTAAAAGTACTAAAGACTAAAACTAATTACATACCTTTTAATATTGGTTCTCGTAAGCAAATAGCTGATAGATTAATGGTGAGAGGCTGGCAACCTACTCAACATACTGATAAGGGTAATGTAATAGTTAGTGAAGAAATATTATCTAAGATTGATATGCCCGAAGCACAGATGTTTAGCAGATACTTTCTACTACAGAAACGTACTGGTTTATTGAAAGCTTGGATTAAGGGCTGTGAAGAAGACAATCGAGTTAGAGGTAGAGTAATGACCCTTCGTACCGTGACAGGCAGGATGGCACATAACTCTCCCAACATGGCTCAAGTTCCAGCAGTCTACTCACCATATGGTAAAGAATGTAGATCGTTGTGGACTGTCTCTAATCCAGATACACATACCTTGATTGGTACTGATGCATCTGGGTTAGAGCTACGTTGTCTTGCTCACTACATGGATGATCCTACCTTCACTAATGAAGTTCTTAATGGTGATGTACATACAGCTAACATGAAAGCTGCTGGCTTAACCAATCGTGATCAAGCTAAGACATTCATCTATGCTTTTCTCTACGGTGCAGGTCCAGCTAAGATAGGTAAGGTGGTTGGCGGTTCTGCTAAAGCAGGACAACAACTCATTACTAAGTTCTTATCTAACATGCCCAAGCTTAAGAAGCTAAGAGATAATGTAGCTAAGTGGTCTAAGGATGGCACTATACCTGCTCTTGATGGTAGACTGCTACACATTAGATCAGAACATGCAGCAGTTAATACTTTACTCCAGGGTGCAGGTGCTATAATATGTAAGCAATGGCTTGTACATATTACTGAACGTATACGTAAGTCAGGTGTTGATGCTAAGTTAGTTGCATCTATACACGATGAGTATCAATTTGAGGTAGCTAAAAAAGATGCTCGAAGGTTTGGTCAGATTACTAAAGATGCAATGCAAGAGACAGAGAAAACACTTAAGGTTAAGTGTCCTCTGGATTGTGAATTTAAAATTGGTACAACATGGAGTGAGACACATTAAATGTATTATCTTAATAATAAACAAGAAACCTTTTGTCAATCTTTTGTTGCTTGTCATAGTGCAACTGAAGCTGCTATAATAGCAGGTTATGCAGAAAATTCAGCAGCTAACCAAGGCTATAGACTTCTTCAAAGACATGATATTAAAAAAAGAATACTTGATATTGATACAGATTCAAAATATTATAATAATAATGATATAGATAAAAGCAGTGACATTAGAAGATATTGTTTTATTTATTTTATTGCAGGAGTAGATAGTGACGGCCTAGAGTTATCTACTCCTGTAAAAATAGGAATAACTAACAATCTTAAACAAAGATTACGGAGTTTACAAACTAGTTCTTGGGTTCCTCTTAGTGTTATACACTCATCTACTTTCTCGAATAGTCAGATTGTTTTAGAATTAGAACAGACATTACATGAATGTTTAAAAGAAGTAAATGTAAGTGGAGAGTGGTTTAATTTAAGTAGAAAAAATGTAGATGACTTAATAGATTTTATTGAAGATAATAAGTATGGTAAAGATGTAGACAAAAGATATCAAAAGAAAAGCTACTACGTAGAACATTTACAGTTATGTAAAAGTTGTTTAAAGACTTTTATTAAATATAATATTATCTAGAGGAGACATATTAAATGGCACACAACAATAGAACATTTGATCGACAGTCTTATAATCAGAATGATAGTAGAGCTAAGAAAGCTATGGTAGATTACCTAAAGTCATTAAGCTTTGAAGACATAGAAGCTAAAGAAGATTTTTATTTTGATGTCTCAGCTAAGAAGGATAAGAATTATTTCTTTGAGGTTGAGATAAAAAATCAGTGGGGTTCTAGTTGGAATCCCTCTTGGAAAGAAGTTCGTATTCCAGAAAGGAAGAGCAGACTAATGAAACGAAAGGAGAAAGATTATCCAGATCATGATTTATATTTTGTAGTATTTAATACTGATTGTACTCAAGCTTGGTTCATTAAAGATACTGATGTAGATGATTCAAGTGTAGGTACAATACAAAATTCTAGACAACCTAAAGACTCACCACATTTGAGAGAACCTTTCTTTCATATTCCTGTGGAAAAAGCTAAATTAATTAAAATTAGCTGTTGACCTATAGAATTATGTGTGGTATAATTACGTTACGACTTAATTGAAACTCATGTCACAACAGCGTGACGATAGAAAAAGGAAATACAAAATGAATGATGCAATTTATATTACTGGTAAATGTCACTACGCTTCCATCACTGAGCCGAACACTAAGTTTGAACCAGTATGGTCAATTCAAGTTGAAGTGAACGATGATAACCGTCCTGTTATTGAGAAAGCTGGACTATCTATATCTAATAAAGATGATGATCGTGGAGACTTTGTTACTATAAAACGTAAAGTCTTAAAGAAAGATGGGACTCAACGTCAAGGTCCAGTTGTTAAGGACTCCCAAAATAATAATTGGGATGGTAAGTTAATTGCTAATGGTAGTACTGTTAATGTTAAAGCAATACCTTTTGAGTGGAGTTATGCAGGTAAGTCAGGAGTTTCTGCTGACCTAGCTGCTGTTCAAGTAGTAGACTTTATTGAATACTCTAGTGCTGGTGAAGACTTTGATGTAGTTGAGGGTGGATATGTAACCCCTATTGTTGAAGAAGATATTCCTTTCGCCTCTTAATGTAAACTAAGGGAGACTTGGGGGTGGAGTTTTAAGTGTTTTACTTCACCCCTATTTTTTTGGTATGAAACAAATTGAAACTTTAGTTAAAGATATATATGATTTGTTCTCTCTTGATCCAATTAAGATGGATGAGAAGAAAGTGGACAAGCATATAGATACCTTTGGTGAGATGCTTAAAGTACATATTAAAGCATTCATGTATGAAGAACCTCGTACTAGAGGTAATCTTAGACTGTCTGCTATTGGTAAGCCTGATCGACAGCTATGGTATGATGTTAATAGTAAGAAGTCTATAGAAGATATATCCTCTAGTACTAGAATTAAATTTCTATATGGCTATATCTTAGAAGAACTTCTTTTACTATGTGCTTCTATTGCTGGACATAAAGTTACTGATCAACAAAAAGAAGTTAATGTTGAAGGTGTACTTGGTCACCAGGATTCTATGATTGATGATGTCTTAATTGATTGTAAGAGTGCGTCAAGTTACAGCTTCAAGAAGTTTAAACAGAATACTTTATTAGAAGATGATCCATTTGGTTATATTGCACAGATCTCAGCTTATGCTGAAGCTAATCAAGTTAATAAGGCAGCATTTCTTGTAATAGATAAATCAACTGGTAAGATATGTCTTACTCCTGTTCATCAGATGGAGATGATCAATGCTAAAGAAAGAGTTAAGCATCTTAAGGGAATGGTTAATAATAGTCATATGCCTGATAGGTGCTATGATCCTGTTGCTGATGGGGAGTCTGGTAATCTTAAGTTGGCTATTGGTTGTGTTTATTGTAGCCATAAGCGAGAGTGTTGGCAAGATACTAACAACGGTAAAGGACTACGTGCTTTTCGATACTCCAGAGGACTTAGCTATCTTACAACGGTGGTTAAAGAACCGAAGGTTGAAGAAGTAGTTAACTGGTAATGCATTGGAAATATAATACTAAGCCTGATCTAAGTAAGTTTGGGTTTGTCTACTGCATTACTAACACTAAAACTGGTCAAGCTTACATTGGTTGTAAGCAATACTTTAATTATAAGAAAGGTAAAAAGAAAGCTGAGTCTAATTGGAAGTCTTACATGGGTTCAAGTACTCACTTACTTGAGGATATAAAAAAGATAGGTAAGACTAACTTTAAGTTTGAAATGATAGCTGAGTTTAAAAACAAACGAAGCTTACGCTACTATGAATGTTACTATCAAATGAAGTATAATGTTTTGTGTAGTAAACTTGATGGAACTGATACACCTGCCTACTATAATAACTATGTAGGTGGTAAGTTCTATAGACCAGTTGAAGAATATTATGATAACGAGTGATAACCTATACGATTTAAGTACGGATGTTTCAAGTAATTCTTTATACGATTTAACAAATAAAGATGGGCATAGATCTTTATACATCTCTGTAGTATTACAAGCTATACTAGATTTATCTAAACCTAAAAGTAAGAGTGAGGATAGTTCTGTTCAGGTGTATAGAGATCAAGCTCACTCCTGGATCTTTAAAGATGTTGGAGTTACTTGTGAAGACTTTGAAGAGATATGTTTCTATGCTGGATTAGAACCTACCATAGTAAGAAAGTTTGCAATGAATGTAATCAACTCAGAGGATGTAAACAATGTCAGAAGAAAGTTCCAAGCCCTGCTCTAAGCCACTTGATAAGCAAGTAGGTGGTAATCATTACAAAGACTGTGGTATACAACCAGTAGAATATATACATGCGAATAAGCTTGACTACTTTGAAGGTAATGTGGTAAAATATATAACTCGACATCGTACCAAAGGACAAGGTAAAAAAGATATCGAGAAAGCAATACACTATGCACAACTAATCTTAGAATTAGAATACGAATAAGAAAGGAAAACATTAATGGAAAATGAGATGCATTACGGTATGACACTCCCTATATCTGAAGAGATAGATGCAGTTAAGTACAGACAAACAGGCGAAGACTTCTATAGTAAAGTTGTACGTATAGCTGAGTCACTTAAAGATACACCTGATCACTTTGAGAACTTCAAGGATGCGCTTAGACATCTTAGGTTCTTACCTGCTGGTAGGGTGCAGAATGCTATGGGTGCTGCTCGACAGACAACTGCCTATAATTGTTTTGTCAGTGGTACTATAGAAGATAGTATGGATTCTATCATGGGCAGAGCTACTGATGCTGCTGAGACTATGCGTAGAGGTGGTGGTATAGGCTATGACTTCAGTAGGCTACGTCCTAGAGGTGATCGTATCAAGTCTCTAGACTCCAGAGCTTCAGGTGCAGTCAGCTTCATGCAGATCTATGATGCAGTATGTCAGACCATAGCATCTAGTGGGCATCGTAGAGGAGCGCAGATGGGTGTACTTAGGATAGACCATCCAGACATAGAACAGTTTATCACAGCTAAGAATGACGGTACGTCCCTCACAGGGTTCAATATCTCAGTTGGTGTGACTGATGAGTTCATGAAATGTCTTAAAGATAAGAAGCCTTTCCCTCTACAGTTTGATGGTAAGGTACATGAGGAAGTAGATCCTGCTGCTTTGTGGGATATGATCATGCGTAGCACATGGGATTGGGCAGAACCGGGTGTGTTGTTCATAGATACCATTAACAAAATGAATAACCTTTACTACTGTGAGACTATCGAAGCTACTAATCCATGTGGTGAGCAACCTCTACCACCCTACGGTGCTTGTCTTCTTGGTAGCTTTAACCTTACTAGGTATGTAACAGAAGGTGAGTTTGATTTTAGTTTGTTTACTAATGACATACATAATGTAGTAAGAGCTATGGACAATGTTATTGATAGGACTATCTACCCTCTGAAAGAGCAGGAGAAAGAAGCTAAGAACAAACGTAGGATGGGACTAGGGATTACTGGTCTAGCAAATGCTGGTGAGTTATGTGGTATGCCTTATGCTTCTCCAGAGTTTATGAAGTTTACTACTAAAGTTCTTAAGATACTCAGAGATTATTCTTATGCCGCCAGTTCTACTCTAGCCCAGGAAAAAGGTTCATTCCCATTATACAAACAAGATAAGTATATAGAAGGAGAGTTCTTCAAGACACTAGCCCCTTGGGTACAAGAGCAGATCAAAGAGAATGGACTACGTAACTCTCACCTAACTTCTATTGCACCTACTGGTACAATCAGCTTGACTGCTGACAACGTAAGCTCTGGTATTGAACCACCCTTTAGCCTGTACTACGACAGAACTATTCAAGAGTTTGATGGTCATCAGATACAGCGTGTAGAAGACTATGCTTTCAGACATGGTGTTGAAGGTAGGACTGCCAATGACATCAGTGCAGATGAGCATCTATCTGTGTTGTCTTTAGTATCTAAGTACATAGACAGTGCAGTATCTAAGACTTGTAATGTAGGTAGTAATGTAAACTTCGATGAGTTCAAAGAGTTATACTTCAATGCTTGGAAGCAA